AATCTCCAATTATATAATTGTTAGTAAGAGTCTCGGCTCTTCCGCTTCTCTTTTCTCGCTTTCTGGATATCAGACTTGCTTTTATCATACCTTTTGGTATCTTTTTTAGCATCAAAATCTTCATCAATCCATTCACGAAATTTCTTACCTTTACTTTTACTCATGCTACGTTCCTACGACTCGTTCTTTTTAGGTCGACCTCGACCACGTTTTACGGCAATAGGATCTACAATACCGCCTGGAAATGCTTGGTTAATGACTTCAGGAGAAAGATCAGGATAAGGCTCTTTTGCGATAGTTCGTATCACAAGTGCGGCATCTTCTTTATCAACAGACTCAAGCAACTGAATGAACAGGGATTCCTTTCTAACTCTATTCAAGTCTTTACCGTCTTTCATCTGATTAACAAAATACGGCATCTTTCGCATCTCACGATACAATAGTCCATGAGACTCATGAATGTCAGATGGCGTGAAAGGTGGAGGAGTTTCTGGCAAATCAAAAGTCCATCTTGCATCACACATCAGTGCGAGAATGTCTCTCAACTGTCTGCTATCATGTTGTTTCAATACCGCAACCTTCTCTTCAACGGTCTCAGCTTTTCGGGCAGTGTTAACAATCTCTGCCAGAGATAATGTAGTCATCTTAAAATTCCCCTATACATTCCATTAAGTTTCTTAATTTATTTTTGATGAAGTAATTCAGTAACTGAGTTCGATCTTTTGGATTCTCTTCATGCCAAGCTTTCAAAATCTCATCTTTCATACCCTGAGGTATCTCAGTCAGATCAATCATAGCCTTGTTTCGCATATAGTTACGTTTTACTTCTTCTTGCATATTATTTATATCTGCCCACTCAGCTATTCTTTTCTGCGTAACTGGGCGTTGACGTATGCCCATGACAAGGGCATTATCAGCAGATAGAACATTAGGCACACCATCACCGGCATCGCCCTTGAGTATATGATCTGCGAGATACTTCTCTGGATCAGAGTTTGAGATCCAACGCTTTCTAACTGGATCATACTGCTTTACGTTCGCATACGTATGTAGTTGTATGTAATCTTTATCGCCTGACAGTATTAGAATAGGCTCACCAGTATTCAATTCAGTACCTTCTTCATGAGTAACAACACCAATGATATCATCAGCCTCACAAGTTTCAATCTGAATAACTTTATATGGGAAGAAGACCTTTAACTCTTCACGAATAGCATTCAATGCTTGGAAGATGGCGTTCCAATCTAACTCGGACTTATCCCTCGCCTTCTTACGACCAGCTTTGTAGTATGGATATATCTGTCTGCGCCAATAGTTACCATCATCACAGCAGATAACAAGTTCGCCAAACTCATCACCAAACTTCTTACGGTTTGCACGTAAAGTATTTAAAATCATATGCCTGAGCATATTCACATCGATCTCTGCATTATGATGATTACCGATCTGCATCATCATATTTGCAATCATCACTTGGTTCATATCAACCAGTATCATTGTCTCTCTCCTAACTTAATGTATTTAAGCGTCTAGTATAACACGGACACTCGCTACTGTCAAGTCATTTTTTAGGTTTAGCTTTCGCTTTTGGTTTAGCTTTGGGTTTGGGCTTAGCTTTCGCCTTTGTCAACTCGCCATCAAATAGACTATAGATAAACATATTCGTTATAACTTGCATGCCGTCATACAGAACAACCTTCTCCTTAGTCTTCTTAGATTCGTAATCGCTTACAATTTTTCTGTTTAGACTACTCAAACTATCCCAGTTCTTCTTTGTAGTATAATCTATCACTCTTCAACTCCATCGAAGTGTTCTTCCATATCTACAATAAAGTCGTCTAGTATTTTCTGCATAGGCTGTTCGATCTTATCCTCAGCATCTTCAAATAAAGCATCAGAGACCTGTTGAAAAGGATACTCCTCTCCAATAGAACGATAAACAAGAGACTTCGATGCCTCTATAATAGTCATTATATCAAGCATTGATTTGGGGTCTTTCTCTACGTTGATTCCCATACCTCTCAATGCCCATACAGTCTCTCTAGCATTAACTAGAGCGAATATCTCAGCGACTTCCTTGTCACTTTCAAGTACGAGTTCCTCTATCTCTTCGTCTCGCTTTTTTTTCTTATCAGAGGCTTTGCTAAAATCTACTACATTATCCTTCATTTGTTCACCTTTAGTATGATAGTATCAGAATTGATTCTAGCGTCTGTTGCAGTCTCGGCAGTCTTTAGAGCCTTGAGTGCCTTTAATGCTCGTAGCTTAGTCACTTTATTGATAGAATCAATACTCTCCTCAGGCTTACGTAGCTTCTTCTTGAATGATAGCTCTTTATCATAGTTCTTTATTGTTGTGCCACTAATTGTAAAGCCTTCTCTCTTATCAGTAACGAGATATTTAATGACCCTCGTCTTAGTGTTAAACAGATAGACTTCAGTAGCACCGACAATGTGGGCAGGACTTGTACTGGTTATCTTGTAATCAGTAGACTCTTTCTGATATATAACTTTCTCGGCTTGCTTAGTTGCAGGAGTAGCTTTCTTAGCACGAGGCTTGCGTGTTGCTTTCTTACTCAACACATACTTCTCACTATCAGTAATGAATGAGGAAACTAGCTTTAATAGCTTCTTCTGTTGCGATAGTGTCATATGGCTATAGCCTTCGACTAGATCCTCTGTCTTCTCTACGATCAGTTCACTCAACTCAGCTTCCATTTCTTTATAAGCCTTGATGATATCGTGAGCAGTTTGGGCTGCGGCATCTAAGCCTTTCAAGTGAGTATATAATGAGAAGTTCTTATCTAACGTACCATCTAAGTGATCGTCAATAAATCCCTCTATCTCACCCATAACACCTAGCGTCTTCTCCTTTAACAGCTCAGACGGATTCTTCTTCTTAACGACAGGAGCATCATCTTCGACATTTTCGATAGCATTCTCGATATTGATTTTACCAGAACTAACTACGGTATCGATTTGTTTGTTGATGAAGTCCATATAGGACTCAGGAAGAGAGGCACCCATAGAATGGATTCTAACTAGAGAGCCAAGCGTAGAAGATGTTCTCCAGTCTTCGCCTGCTTTGTACGATTTTAGATCATTGGGTCGATTGGATTTCACCCAGTCTACTGTCCAAGACACATAATCTTTCTGACCGTAGAAGTATGAGTAGTGCCTCATAGCCTCGAAAATTGATTTAGAAAATCGATCTGGTGCAATGTCTGACCAGTCAAGAATCTCGCTTCCTACATTCTTTTCTTCAGCCAATTTAGCTTCGTTGCCTCGTCTAGCAACTCTTTTCTTAACTTTAGCCATACTTTACTCCACTAGTATAAAGAATCATTGTAACATATAATTTGATTAATGTCAACAATGATATTAGCCCCATCATGGTAGTGTGAGATAGGTATCGCTTTTGGCAACAATATAGTTCACACTACCCGATGAGGACTTATAACTCTACGATGGCATATCTAAATCAATACCATTGACCGGTACGTCATCAACTGATATCACAGATGATAATCTAAACGATCTCCAGCCTGCAGCATCATTATCCCAAACTGCTTGTGTGCCTACTGGGCTTCTTTGCACATTTACGATATCGCTAGTATTAGAGTATTGAATGCGCTTCTTATCTAGGGTGGCGTGCATCAATCTTGTGTCTCCACTCACCTTCGTAAATGATATTTTCACTAAACCTGCTGTTAGCTTACTAATTAACTCACTCTTATTCATCTTACTTTTCCTCATCATTAATATTATTTAAGTATTCATCAATTTTAAGTGTCAACCCCAAGTAGCCGTCGAGGTGTTCATCATTCCACATAATCTGTGGAATCCCCTCTGCTTCAGGAAATAGCTCAGAAAATCTCTTACCAACTTCAGCATCTTCAACTTCAAAATACTCATGTTCAATCTGCATCGCCTCGCACATCTGCTTACATCTTAGACAGTGAAAACACGTCATTGATCCATATATAGTTACCATGGTTGTCTCCAGATTTTGTATATTATATCAGACTTCATCGTCTCTGTCAAGCTTTAAGCCGTGATTAATCCATGTTAATTTATGCTCTTTAGTCCACTTAGACAGATAGTCGTTATCTTTGTCAAATAGTTCTAGGACATCATCTTCTTTCATCCACTCACAATCGACTATAGTTTCACCAAGAGACTTTTGAGAAAACTCATCTATCTCTTCCATCAACACAGTATCATTTGCCCACTCTAGCTCAACAGGATCATCTGTGTTTAGACTCTGAAGTCGTTCTTCTGATATCACATAACGATGTCTGAATGTGTGAACTGTAGTCACAACTGCATATTTTTTACTCATAATAACCTCAATCTATTAGTCTACCGAAAAATCCTTTCTCACTTTCCTTTGTTTGCTCTTCAAAAGCTTCTTCTGCTTCAGCGTTTGCTTTATCAAACGTCTCTTCTGACCGCAAATAGTATGCATCATAGGCACCTATAATAGCATTCTGTTGTTGAATATAAGCTCTAAGATCAGATATGTTTAATCCTAAATTTTCATATCCTTTATCAGTTAGAGAAAAGAATGCTAGTGATCTACCACTATCAACTAACTTCTCGTACTGCTCTTCCCAGTTTTCTATCGTGACAATGTACCACTCTACGCCTCTAAGATCAAGTTCGTCAGCATTAGGCAGGACTAGCTTGGGCTTATCGATAGGTTTAGCAGATACTGTGATCTGCTTGGGCATACTTGTACAGCCACTAATCAGTACTATTGTCAGTAAACAACCAAGGGCATTCACTATTGAACGATTTACCATTTGTAGCCTCCATTTCTTTTTCAGTTAAGTCTGAACCAGATATAATTTCAAAACATCTATTCGCTTTATCGCTAGCCTTAATGATCACTTTCTGTACTAGACCAGGCTTCTTCTCAGCTAGATTACCTAGATCGTGTCTGCCCAATTTGTCAGATAATACACGATTCTGTTTTCGTATGCTTGCGAACTCTTCGTTGAGGATGTTCAATTGCTCACTAGCTTTCTCGTAGTCTGCTTGAAGCGATTCAACTGCCTCTTCACTAATTTGAACGGCTGTCTCTAGTTTAGCGTTATTGCTGTTTAAGATAGCTAGACGCTCTTGAGTGTCGCTGTAGTACCAGTAAAACAATCCACATACAATGAATGTCACTACTGCCATGATTCCTGCTAATTTTGTACCCATATCACTTCTCCAGTTGGGTTATCATAATCTTCGGTTAATCCACAAAAAAGTTTTAGTAACTATAATGGTAGTTATGATGATTGATAGTATCATAGCAAATGATAACAAAAAACCATACATAAATTCTAATAACATAATACTCACTTCTCTTTTGACTTACTGGCGCTCTCTTGTTGAGCCGTAGCACAATCGTCTACAGCAGTAGGCCTAGTGCCTCGTACTACACTTGGCTTATCTTTCTTGCCAAATATAGCATCCCAGTTATTATCAAACTTCTTCTGGTCAGCAGTTGGTCGCTGTTTGCTACCCTTTCCACCATGTGTTGCGCTCATATTACGTACCTCTGTTTTAATTAAGTGAGCAGTTTCGTGACATACTCAGGTCGGTCCCAAGGTAGTGGGACTATAATCCAATTAGTGCCCAGCCATGATTTGCTATGGCATTAAGTATAATGAATATACAAGTGAGCATATGAACCACCCACCAAATAGTACGGATAACAGCAACACTGTCAGCTTGCTTATTAGTTTCTCCAACTTTCTCTCCTAGTGATTTAGCCCAAATACGCCACCACTTCATGATATAGTTATCTCTGATTCAGTCTCGATCACAACTCTAGCCCCACAAGATAGTAATGGTTTATTGTCGCCACCGCTATACACTATCTTACTAGGGCCATGTATTTCCACTGAATGTCCGTAAGTATTCTTTCTACCTTCTTTAACAGTGATTACAGCATCATTCGTTCCATGTTTCAGATTACGGCGAATATTATGCTGATTTACATGAATGAACTTCTTAGTCACTACAATACTGCTTTGATATGCGAGTAATGAACGATTGCGGCTTTCTTACCATCCACATTGACTGGCTGTGATTCGGTCCAAGTTAGATAAACCTCATCACCAACATTAATGGTATCAGTTTCTTGGACTTCTGGACTAACAACCAACACTAATCCCGGCTGAGTAGCTTTATCTAGCTTAGTGTCTGAGGTAAGAAGAATACCACCTGCTGTTGTGGTCTCTTTTTCAACTTCAGTTACGAGTACATAACCTTGTAACATTTTCATACTATTCTCCAATATTAATTATTTGATGTAACAAAAGAGACTTCTTCTCTAATTGCTCTTAGTTCAAGTTCTAATCTAAATGCTCTAGCATAAGAGTCACCGATAGATGGCACATTTTTCAACACAGCGTTGATATGAGCAGTTTCCATATCACACAGTTTTACCCACTTCAAAGGCTGATCACCATTGATTCCGTAAGTACCCCATTCGACTGCTTTACGTACCTTGTCAAACGGCTCGTCATCCCAGACGCAATGATGAATCTCATCGCCATTAGCAGAACATCTCACATAGTCAAGACCACCATCGATCATATATGTTTTACCATTAGCATCTAGATACGTCTTATAATCATGGCGACTACGAGAGTATAACACAGTACCGTCTGGTGTTTCAAGACAATTCTTTACTAATTTCGCAACTTTTTCGTTACTCTCTCTCTTTTCTTCACTCATTCATCACCCCAGTCTATACTGATTCTTTGATCGCCCTTTTGATTCCAACGATAAGTACATCCCATCTCTTCAATGATAGGAAGAATCTCTTTCAAGTTCTTAATGCCTTTCTTATCACCACCAAAACAGAATGAGGAGTTGCTCATCTCATCAGAAGAATATGTTTCCATTGTACCTTCACCATCATACTCGTACTCATCAATCTCGTCCAGCAGTACTTTATCGTACCACTCGTCATTCTCACAGTCTTGCTCGTGATTGAATAGGCACTTACTGAAATCGACATCTTCACCTTTGAATGGGCCAATCTCATGCTCGAACGGTAAACAGTCCCAAGCACAAGATTGACAACAAGTCTCTGCCCATCCACAATACCAGCCTTCTTGTCTAAGTCTATCAAACAATTTCTCTAGTTTGTTTTTCATCATATAACCTTCTTTCAATTAGTCAGTATTATATCATATAGGATGGGGCTTGTCAAGCTACTATACTACGATGCCGCTGTTAGCAGAGACGAATGCTTTCTCAATAACATCACTACTTAGAGTCACAAAGGTAACACCAGCTTTATTGAACGTGAGTTCAGTGATATCTTCTTTCGCTGTAATGCTAACACTACGAGCAAATCCAACACCATTCTCGCCACTGATCAACATCTTTGGATCTGTGATAGTGATTTCTGATGGGCTCTCGTCTTTGAATCTTCCTACATACTCGCCAGCATTAGTAATTAAGCTGATAATATCTTTCTTGCTATAACTCATTTCATTCTCCATTAGTTTATATTAGTCTTCTTCATCGTTCATTTGATCGATTCTTTCTTTCAGTGCAATTAGAACCTCTAACAGCTCTGCACCTATATCTTTATCTTCAATAGTGTCGATAGACACACTTATATCAATTTTCATAGTAGATCATACTCTGTAGTCTCTGTATCAAAAGGAAAGCATTTTAAAAACAGTGATCTTTCTAGACTTATGGCCTCTTTCTCCCAAGGCTGTTCACTATACTTTTTTCCTTCCATACATTCTTTTTTCCATTTAAAATTTCCTTTGAAGTCGTAGCCTAACTCTCCTCTAAGAAACTGTTTAGTGTGCACCATCTCATGTGCTAATGTCTGCATCTGATTGAGAAAACTCAATGGTGCTCCACACGAGGTTCTAGCAATCTTTATGGACACATCATCTTTATCACCGATAGCAATACCTTGGGCATCGTCATCTATCGCATCAACAAACTCTATATCAACACACTTGCTAGATAGTCTATGTATATTCAACTCACGGAACAAGTTACATATATAGTAGCGCACAACATCTTCTTTGTGGACTTTGCCTATAACACAGTATTTGATCCACTTCTCATCCATGATACTATATACATTCCTTATTCATTTACCATTACCTTTATTGAAGATTTTGAACGCTTCTGCTTCTGCTTTCAAGCTCTTTAACTTTTTGATAGCTTTTGCTTTCTGCCTTGATACTCTTGCCGAGATTGATCGATTCAAACGATCAGACTTTTTAGGTACAACAGTCTCTACATTAACGACCTCAACCTCTGGTTCAAAATCAATCTCAAGCTGAGTTTCTATATTCTCTTTAGTCATGGTATCTCCTGTTATTAATGGTGCGCCTAAATTGTAAAGTTCTTACATTTTTCTAGCGAGTCTATTATAACAATATTTGTGTATTGTGTCAATAGTATATCTAATTTTTTCTTCTGTACCTTTA